AAGCACAGATCGGCTTGACGGCTGCCAGGGCAACGACAATCTCGTACGGCGGCGCCGACTACCCGGCCTATGAGCTGACCATACGCACCAAAGTCGCGCCATAGCCGTACTAGAATGCCAACAGGCTTGCAGCGAGCCTCCATCGACAGGAGATTCACTACATGGCCGTTGCAACCACGTACCTCGCCACTCCCACTTTCGGCATCGGCGTAAACCTTGCCGGCATCAAAGACCTGACCGACCAATGCAAGTCGGTCGTCATCACTAAAGCGCGCGAGGCGCTCGATCAGTCATCGTTCGGCGACACCGGCCGTCAGTTCACCGGCGGCCTCACCAACGTGACCGTCACCGCGACCCTGCTGATGGAATACAGCAGCACGCCTGGCACCTACGTCGATCTCACCAGCCTCGTCGGCACGCGGTGCTACGTGGCCGTCAAGCCCACCTCGGGCGCAATCAGCACCACCAACCCCGAGTTCCAGATCACTGGCGCCTACCTTGAGTCGCTCGATGTTGTCAACGGCTCCGTTGGCGAGCTCAGCGAAGTTGAAATCACGCTCACTGGTGGCACGCTCGTCGAAGATGTGACCCCATGAGATTGACGATTGAGGTGTCTTTCAAGACACCGGCAGCGGAGTCAATCAAAGAAACGGTCACGACAACGATTGCGACTGTCGCTGCCTGGGAACGCAAATTTAAGCGTCGCGTCAGCGATCTCCAGGCCGGTATCGGCGTCGATGACCTGATGTACATGACCTGGCATCAGCTGACAGCCACCAAACGCGAATCACGCGAATACGACGCCTGGCTGAACAGCGTTGAGGATTTCAACGTCATCGAGGTGGCGCAAGCAAACCCTACGGCAGCGGCAGCATCCGACGTCAGTTAGCCAGCATTCTGTTGGCAACCGGGTACTGGCCGCCAAACGTGGAATTCGACATGGAAGACCTAGCGACATTGCTATTGCTGCAAAGGAAGGCAAATCGTGGCCGTTGATACCAGCGTCACGCTCGTCGGCGTCAAAGAAACGCTCCGCGATTTACAGAAACTTGAGCCTGACCTAGCCAAGGAAATTAAGAAAGATTTTAAGCAGATTGTCGATCCGATTGTCAAAGACGCACGCAGCCAAGTAATCGCGTTGCCGCTGTCTGGCTTTGCACGTAACTGGAAAGCAGGCAAACTACTGCCCTGGTCACAATCAGCCGTAAGCAAATCAATCATCGCCCGATTCAGCAACCGGCGTCGCGGCAACAGCCTTGCGGTATTTAGCGTCACGATGAAAAGCCCGGCAGGCACAATCTTTGACATGGCAGGCCGCAGCTCAAGCAACCGGCTGGCTACGGCGCTCGATCAGCTGTACGGTCGCGCATCACGTCTCATGTGGCCGACATACGAACGCCACGCCGATGCCGTGAACCAAAACCTTGAGCGCGTGACCGAAAAAATCACCGACGCGACGAATCGTAGACTGACTCGCTAATGGCTGTAACAATCCCAATTATCTCCGAGTTCGACGGCAAAGGCATTAGCCGCGCTGTTGAAGAATTTAAGAACCTGGAAGGCGCCGGCGCTAAAGCCAAGTTCGCCCTGCAGAAGGCAGCCGTACCAGCCACAGCTGCCATTGCCGGGCTTGCAGCTGGCCTGGGCGCAGCCACGAAAGCCGCAATGGAAGATGCCGCAGCCCAAGAGCAACTGGCTGGCGTCATAGAACGCTCAGGAATGGCGACCCAGGAGCAAATCGCAGCTAATGAAGAGTTCATAAGTTCGCTGTCCAAACTGACGGCAACGGCCGACGACGATCTTCGCCCGGCGCTGGCCACACTCGTCCAATCAACCGGGTCGCTTGAGTTAAGTCAGCAGCTGTTGACAGAGGCACTTGACATTTCGGCGTCAACCGGCTCCGACCTTGGCGCCACCGTCGATGCATTGTCCAAGGCATACAACGGAAACATGAAAGGCTTAAAAGCCCTTGATGCGTCGTTGATACCGATGATTAAGGATGGAGCCACGTTTGACGACGTGATGATGGCCTTGGCTGCGACCACTGGGGGAGCAGCTGCGGATGCAGCAAACACGGCTGCAGGCCGCATGAAGAACCTGAGCATCCAAATGGGCGAAGCAAAAGAATCGATTGGCGCTGCGTTGCTTCCAGCCGTCACGGCGCTGCTCGACAAGTTGCTGCCATTAGCCACCTGGATGCAGGAAAACACCGACATAGTGCTGATACTGGCTGGCGTCATCGGCGGCCTATCGGTAGCCGTACTGGCGGTCAACGCAGCGATGAAGGTGTACCAGGCAACACTGGTCGTCGTCAAAGCAGCCCAAGCGGCGCTCAATTTGATTATGTCAGCCAACCCAATTGGCCTAGTCGTATTGGCGATTGGTGCACTCGTCGCCGCGTTCGTTTTGGCATACAAACACTCCGAGGCATTCCGTGAAGCCGTGAACGCAATGTTCGGATTTATCAAGACCGCAGTAAGCGCATCCGTCGATCTGCTCAAGAGCTACCTGTCCGGCGTAATGGAGTTCTACAAATCAATCTTCAACGGCATCGCACGCCTGTGGAACAGCACGATCGGCAAACTGTCATTCAAGTTCCCTGACTGGGTACCGGGCCTTGGTGGCAAAGGCTTCAGCGTTCCCAACATTCCGATGCTGGCCGATGGCGGCATCGTCACCGGGCCGACATTGGCGTTGATTGGCGAGGCAGGCCCGGAGGCCGTGGTGCCGCTTGATCGAGCAGGCGGCTTCGGCAACGTGACTATTAACGTCAACGCAGCTGTCGCTGACGCAAGACTCGGTGATGTAATTGTTGATGCATTGCGACAGTACAACCGGCGCAGCGGCCCAATCAACGTCCAGGTCGCCTAATGGCCGCAGCAGTCGTTCAATCAGGTGACTACCTGCTCGAGCTTGATACTGGTTTCAATGTCAATGCTTTTACGTTGGATGACAGCATCAAAGGCGTACTCAATAACGCCACCTATGTGCTTGACGGCAATACACAGTTTGCTGACATTACCGAATATGTCACATCGGTCAGTTACAAGCGCGGGCGTGAGAAGATTGACGATCAGTTTGGTGCAGGCACCATGACGTTCGTGATGACCGACCAAACAGGCATTCTCGGGCCATATGACTCAAGTAGTCCGTATTACGATCCAGCCAATAACGAGCCCGGCTTGGCGCCGCTGCGTCGAGTACGGCTGTCACGCGACGGCACCTATCTGTTCCAAGGCTTTGTTACCGGGTACACATACGAGTTCGCCCTGGCAGGGCCAAACACCGTCAATGTCGAATGCGCCGACGACTTCTACAAACTGGCACAAACATTCATGGACGAATACAACGTCACATCACAAACCAGCGGCCAACGCATAACCAGCGTCCTGGCGCTGCCTGAAGTTGATTACAACGGCACAACCAGCATCAATACCGGCACCGTCAATCTCGGCCATGACGCCAGCTACACAGTCCCCCAGGGCACTAACACGCTCAACTATCTGCAGCAAATCAACAATGCTGAACAAGGCCGTCTGTTTATTGCAGCTGACGGCGTACTGACATTCCAACCTAGGATCGGCACCACGCTCAGCTCGCCGGTCATCAGTTTTAAGGATGACGGCACCGGGGCGCCATACGACGCGCTAGACGTCGAGTTTGATGCCGACTCGGTAATTAATCGCGCTTACGTTAAGGGACTAAACAATAACGAAGCTACCGATAGCGATGCCGCATCAATCGCCAAATACTTCACACAAACCACATCAATCACCAACAGCCTGCTGCACGAACAAACCGCCATAGACGCCCTAGCGGCTTATCTACTTGAGCCCGATCCGGCACCCAGGTTCACAGCTGTAAGCACGTCATTCAGCCGGTTGACCAACGCGCAGCGCACATCGGCAGCCTCAATCGACATAGGCGACACAATCGACATCGAGAAAGACATACCCGGCTTGGGCAGTGCCATTGGTCAAGAGCTGGCGGTCGAGGGCATGCGGGGCATTATCAATGTGGCCAGCGGTCATCGGATCACGTTCTACACAAGCCCAACCACCATCGTGTACGAGCTCATATTGGATGACGCTGTGTACGGACAACTTGACAGCACGAACGTATTAGGATGAGGTAGTCATGGCAACACCACCAGTATTTACAGCAGGCCAGGTACTTACTGCGGCCCAAATGAACGCAATTGGCTTTTGGCGTGTTACGACCGTAACTTTCACCACGTCATCGGCAGTGGCATTTGCTGCTGGCGTATTCAACGCCGACTATGAAAATTATCGCGTCATCCTTGAGTTTGTGCCATCAGCAAGCTGCAAC